CAAGAGGCAGCCGACATGGCTCACAGACGCCGTTTGAACGCAGCGCGTGGTGAAATTGAGGGCAAACAACGCGAAGAAGCTATGGGTCTCGCTAGCGAAGGGTTTAAAACTTCCGAAGCACGACAAAACGCGGCCACCGAAGCCGCCTCAAAAATGGCTTCAACACAACAAACAGCGTTACTTAATGCCGCAGCAGAAGTCGAACGAAACAAAAACGAATTGGCAAGGTTAGAGCAAAGCAATATAAATGCACGAGAGTTAGAAAAAATACGCAACAAAAACCAAGAAGCTATACACGCATTGGACAGAGCCGCCGCTGCAGCCCTTGCCAAGTTTAATGCTGAAGCGCCAACTGAGGAAATAAAGAACTATGAGGCTTACAAAAACAGAGTAAGACAATCAGACCGCTCAATGCAGTACAAAACAGAACGCGAGTTATTTGTACAATACCAGAAAGATAAGTATGCTGGTATGGCCGGAGTTGCTGACGTTAAAGCAGCCGCAAACCAAAAAATAGCGGCTATGAAAACTATTAGCCAAGATGTAAACATTAGTAGGTTAGAAAGAGAATTAGGTAGAGCAACCGACCCAGCCGAAATAGCCAATATAACTAATGATATATATATGTTAAGTAATAGACTAACGGGTGGCATAGGTGGTATTAGCCAAGGAGCGCCTAGCGCTGGTTCATCTGATGCCCCTCCCCCCGGTGCTGTTAGACTCAAGCAATAACCAAGGTAATCAAACATGCCTACATACGAAGTAGACGTACAGGGTTCTACCTACGAAGTTGACGCGCCGGATCCAAATACCGCTTGGAGATGGGCGAACATCACGTATAAAAAGTCTTTGGAGCAAGCAGCAAGTAAAGAAGGGTCTTTGGGGCAAATTGCTCAAGATCGTGCGGCAGACCTTGTGGTTGGGGTCGGCGGGCTTGCACAACTGCCGGGTCAACTTTATGGTTTGGCTACAGGCGACTTTAGTGGAACCGAGTTTGGTAAAGATATATCAAAGTACGGAGAAGGGTTACAGTCTGAACAACTAAGGGCCAACAAAAAATTAAGCCGATTAAAAATACAAGAAGCAGAACGAAAAGGCGGACAGCTTTCTGCCGCCGGTACCGCGATTAAAGAAACGCTTACAGACCCTCAGTTACTTGCAAGTTTTTTAACAGAACAATTACCCCAATTAATCCCCGCTTTATTAACCGGTGGTGGCACTGCCGCACTGACCGCCACAGGGATTACATCAAAAGAAGCCGCAAAATTAGTGGCAAGTGGTATGGCAAAAGAAGCCGCCGAAATTGCGGCCAAACAAACGGCTGCAAAACAATCAGCAATCCTAGGATCCGCAGCGGCAAAAGGAACTGGTGCTATTCAGCAAGGCGCAAGTGTTGGCGCAGAGACGTACGAAAACGTATACAAGAAGCTAAAAGAAAACGACGCTACAGATGAAGAAGCAGCGCAACGCGCTTTAAGTTTGGCTCGTGGAGCGGGTGCCTCTGGCGCTGTTATTTCCGCGCTGGCGCAAAACTTGCCCGGTGCTGGTGCAATTGAAGGCTTTGCTGCCGGTGTTCCCGGTAAATTTTCAGGTCGTTTATCTAACGTTGCCGCCGGTGCTGCTGGTGAAAGTGTCGGCGAGGCTATTGAAGAGGGTGGTGGTAAGTTTGCACAAAACGTAGCGCAGCGCGAAGTTGACCCGAATCAAAACTTGTACGCCGGTGTCGGCGAAGCTGCGGGTATGGCTGTCGTTGGTGGTGTTGGTCTTGGCGGCGCAGCGGGAGCTTTACGTACACGGGGGGAAGAAAAAATTGATGTTGATAAAGTTCAACGCCCACCCGCCGATACACAACCACCCCCGCCCCCACCACCAGCTTCACCAGATCAAAAAGCGCAAGAACGCGCGGAGCGTGTAGAAGAATTAGCCAACTCACTCTTAGTTGGCAGCGTATCAAAAGAAGAAGCCAATCGGCTAGCGGAAGAAAAAATTGCCGAGGAAGAAGCAAACGACGCACAATATGAAGCCGAGCAGCAAGCAGCACAACAGACAAAGCAACAGGAGGTTCCAAGTGATGTACAACAGCCTAACGCAGAATCAACTGGAGCAGGCGTTCCAATGGTTAGCGAGCCCAGTGCAGGAGCCCCCGCCCCCGGAGTTGGAGGCCCTGAGCCAGCAAGAATGGTTTCTACTGCAGCGCCTGCTGGACAGCTTGATGCGGGAGAGGGTCAACAACGTGCTGCATTAGAAGACCCAAAGCAAAAACGCATAGAAGAATTAATAAACGGGGGGTTGAGCCCTAAAAATGCCTCGCTTATTGTTGAAGAAGAATTTAATAAAGAAACAAAACAAGAGACACCCACAGTAACCGAAGGAGCCCAAGTTGGCATTAAAACCCCTGAAGCCGTCCAAGCAGAAGCGCAAAGACAAGAAGCACCCGCCCCCGCAGCCGAACTAACCGACGAAGAAAAACAAAGCTTGCAAGCGGAGCTTGATGAAGAACAAAATAAACCTGCCCAAACAAAACCACTAGGTATTCTTGAGTATTTTGAAAAAAGGGATGAGCTTGTTAAGCAGATGGATGAAGCGCACGAAGAAGGCTTGGCTTTATCAGAAAAAATACATGAACTAGGTACTGATCGTGCGCGTGATGTTTTGGGCGATGATGGCAAACCATTAGCCCTTGATGAAAACGGTAAATATAGCCCAGTCAAAGCTAAAGATGCCCAAGCAGTTTTGCGCGTTGAATCAAACAAAGTTACGGCTAAATTTGATGCTATTGTTAAACAAATTGACGAACTCGATGCTGCTAGACAATTATCAAAACAAAAAGCTGCGGTCAAACCCACCTTCAGCCAATTAACGGAAGACCAAAAGCGCACAGTACAAGCAGAGCTTGATGCCGAGTACAACGATGCGGTGGTTAAAAAATCTATTGCGGCTAGCATTGGAAAACCCGACCGGGAGTTCCACAAATTCAAGACCGCAAAAGAAGCAATAGGGCGTGTAGCAGAAACGGGTAACGCACTTCAAAAATTGTTTGCCAAACGATTGGCGTCGGCACTCGAAGGTATTCAGTTTGTTGTTGTAGAAGGCGAAAACCTGCCGCCAGAATTGGGCATACCCGCAAATGAATGGAACGGAGCTACTGGTGCGTTTGTACGGGATGGAAAAGGCGGCACATATATCGTAGTGCAGGGGTTAGATACAAACAGCAGTAACCGTTTATACCAAGGCGTAAACAACATAACGGTGTTGCACGAAGCCCTGCATGCGGCACTCCAACAAAAGATTAATGCGGGTTTAAAAGGTATTGATGCCGGTCTAACCAAAGCAGTGCGGGCTCTAGAAAAAACAATGCAGCTAGCGCGTAAAAGAGCGCAAGCACAACTAGACGAAGACAAACTACCTCTGCGCTTGCACGACCTCCTTTTGGATGGCAAAGTGTTTGATGATGTGCATGAGTTTGTGTCCTACGCAATGACCGACCCCAAGTTCCAAGAATGGTTGATGGACACCCCGGGCCACATGGTCAAAACTCTGTACAACCAATTTGTTGAAAACGTACGGCAATTTTTTAACATGAACGCGAATAGCGTCAATGCTCTGTCGGACATCATTAACATAACCGACCAACTGCTGTCCGAAAAACCGCCAACAAAAACAGAACCCGGGCGCGTCCAATTCAGCAAAGCACCCAAAGCAACAAGGGCGTCGGCGACAGAAGAGAAGTTGGGCAAGGGGAATTTTGCCGACGACCTAAGAGAGATGTCTACTCTCACCAAGCTGCGTGACCAAACAGAGTTTGTTAATCGCGCCGTTAGTCAATTTGCTTACATGGGTCAGAATTTTATTCATCAACTTTTACCAACATTACAAACCAGCGCTGTTGTTGAGTGGGCAGGACGACTTGGTATGAGCCACATTGTCAAGGCGCATAAGTTTATGGTAGATATGGCGGGAGAAAAAAATAAACGCTTAAACCAAATGCTCTCTAAATTTGACAAGCTACTGTATCTTAAAAGAAAATTTCCAGACCAGTACAAGAAGTTGGCCGACATAATGCACTACACCACACTGCTGTCGCGGGATCCAACAAACGCTAAGGCTCTGGCTGGGGATAAAGTGCTGCAGCGTCTGTGGAGCGGCCTTGACGCAGACACAAAAAAACTTTACGAAGAAATACGCGATCACTACATAGAACAACACACTGCGTATTACGACGTACTCACAAAACAAATTGAAGAGTCGGGCTTAAAAGAACCCGAAAAGAGCAAAATCATTGCCGCTATTAAACAGGTGTACGAGACCGGTAAAACAATGTACCCTTACTTTCCGTTGATGCGTTACGGTCAGTATTGGGTGCGCGTCGGCAAGGGCGCGGGGCGCGAATTCCATATGTTTGAAAACAAAGGAGACCGCGATACATTTATAAGAGAACGCGCTAAACAACTAGGCACTACTTGGGAAAAGGCAGCGAGTAGCGGGGATATGGATGCGGGTAATGATTTAAAAAGTGCTCGTACTTCAGATAACATGGCGTCTACAGAAACGCTTAAAACTCTATTTGCGGCTATCAACAACGGGGCTATTCACGTAACGGATAATTTTGGTGACATAGTGTCCGAGGCATCTGTGGTAAACGCGGAGATATTAAAAAACCAAATCTATCAGATGTACCTGCATACGTTGCCGGATAGAAACTTCCGCAAGCAGTTCATCATGCGTAAAGGCATCGCTGGTTTCTCGGGTGACATCGCACGAAACTTTGTCACAAACGGCATAAACATGGCGAACCAATTGACCCGTATTGAATACGGCGGCAAGGCTATGAAAGAGCTTGAGTTAGCAAAAGACGCTTTGCAGGGCGATCCAGACACATTAAAACTTAAAGAGTTCCATGCCGAGATGATCGAGCGCGTTACTATGCAAGTACGCCCCGAGGTTGAAGACGACCTTTTAACCAAAGCTGTTAATCTTCTTAATACCTCTTCGTATCTGTGGTTTATGACGTCAACTAAAACTGCGGTAGCACAACTTTCGTCTTTACCTGTTTTTGTAGGCCCGGTGCTTACGGCAAACCACGGATTCAACCCAGTTAAAGTAGCGGCGGCGCTGACTAAATCTCTTGCTGTATTTACTACAAATGTAAAAATAAAGAAAAACCCAGACGGAACTACGGCGTTTGAATTTCCTACTATGTCTATGGTGGGTGGTGCGGAACTCACGCCGGATGAAAAACTTGCCGCTAAATATATGGCTGATCGCGGTATCACCGAAAACACCAACACTTATGAATTGATTGGCCGCAGAAATATATCTACCGCAGAGGCTGAAAGTACCACGGCGAAAATTGGCGGCGCAGTAGTGAGTGTAATGACCGCGTTATTCCATCATACCGAACGAATGATTCGTGAAATTACTTTTATGACTTCCTACAGGCTGTACAGGCAAGATATAGGGAGAATTAACAACGCGCATGAAAAGGCTTTGGAATTAGCCGAAAAAGAAACTACTGAAGCCTTGGGCGCATACAGCGCTTACGAAAGACCAAGAGGCGTGCTTCAATTTGGCCAAAATAAAGTGCTTATCAATGCGCATCAACCCGCCGGTAAAGCCCTTTTGCAATTCAAAATGTTTGCCGTGTTTGCAACTACGTTCTTTATACGGAACGCATGGCGTATGTTTGGCGGGTTGGATGCCAAGGATAAAGCGCAGGCTATGACTAAACTTGTAGGCTCTGTGTCTATGTCTTTAGCCTTAGCGGGCTACGTCGGCGTTCCCGGTATTGCTATGGCTGTGGGTGCTGTACAAGGGATGATGGATAGTTTAGCGGGGGCACTTGGTGACGATGACGAAGAAAAAATTCTAGAACAAAGAGATTGGGAATTATGGTTCCGTCGCATATGGTTACGCGAAACTTTTGGGGATGTAATCGGCGGGGTGCTTGATAGAGGAGTGATTGCTCAAACTACTGGGTATGACATTACAAGCAGCTTGTCGTTTCAAAATATGTGGTTCCCTGAAGTACGTGAACAAGCCACCGCGAAAGCAACTGTGCTGGAATACCTCGCCTCTATTGCGGGACCGGGATTTAGTTTGATGGTTAAAACTGTTCCAGATGCGCTTGACTTCTTTGATAAGGGTGAAATCATGCGGGGTATGGAAACACTAATGCCCGCGTTTGTAAAGGGTGCCTTTACTGCCGAAAGATACGAAAGAGAAGGCGCTACTACTTCAAATAGATTACCAATTATAGAAGCTAAGGACTTTACTCAAGGGCAGTTGTTTATGCAAATGCTTGGGTTTGCTTCAACAGAATTAGTTGCGCGAAGAGAAGCTATTAACACATTCCAAGGCGGCAAGATAGCGGTTACGCGCAAAAGAAATGAATTGATAGACAAACTTAGCAGAGCCGAAGAAAGCGAGCGAAGTAACGATTACAACCAAGTAATGAAAGAAATTGATAAATTCAACGCGCAGTACCCTACTAACGACATTAGCGACGAGACCATAATGCAATCTAGGCAAAGACGCGAGAAGGCATTGAGGTATGCTCAAAAAGGTATACCCTATGACAAAAATTTTGAAGGGCAATACGATAGGATCATTGAGCAAATGGATAAAGAGTTTGGTAAGAAATAAAAAAACCCCGCACTAGGCGGGGTATAAAAGGGCACATGCCCTGCAAGGAGTAGCTAGCAACTGCTTACTAGCCCAAGTATTTTACCTCAAACCCTCCAGACACGCAACCCTTTTATACCGTCTTCTACCACCACTTTGGTCTCAACTTTTGTACGCAGTCGGCGGGTTATTCTTTTAAGCATGCCTCTTGCGGCCACATGGTCGATACAGGGGACAAAGAAAGATTGCCCCACCCGAAACTTCTCCCAATTAAGGCTGTACATCAGGTTCTCTATTATCATTTTCGGGTAAATCAAAATGCAAAGAATCTACGTTTGACACATCAAAGTGCAACGCACGTACCACAGGGGTAACAACTTTCATACCTTTGGATATACGTTTGTTGACCGGCCCTTTGTATATCCCCATAGTAGTAAGCTGCTTTAGCAACCCGTTGTAATGGGTTTGGGACTTTACGCAGAACTCTTTGAACTGCGCCGCTGGAATGTACACCTGCTTTGTATCCGGCTCATAACGCCCCAACAATTCACCACGGGGTTCCTGTAATGGTAAAGCCGACAAACCACTACGAGAATCAACGTCGCCGTTCACAACCAAAATGTTCTGTATATGGGCGTTCATGAATTCGCCAATAGCTGAGTCGGGAGTGATCTCTGGGCGCTTTACTTCTATGCGGGTAGTCTTCACGCGGTTTGTAAGCCAGCCATATATAGCGGGCATGTCGTATTCGTGCAGACCTAAGTTCTTGGCAATCAAACCGGCGGCAATGTTACATGCGCCAATCGAAGACCAATACCGTTCCTTTGCGGAGATTTGCGTGTCCCTGTCAATTCGGGCCTGTACCTTTTTAAGCAGGGCAATACTGCCTTCCAAGTTGTTAACCAGATAGGAAATGAATATCTCTCCGGCATGTCCATAGTTTTCATTTAACACGTGGTCAAATATTTCTTTACCCTCGGCGACACTGATGATCTCATTGGGTTCAATCTCATATTCAAATACCCGCATGTTCTCGCCGTCCGGGGACTTCTTGAGCGCCGACAGTTTTTCATAGAAGCTAGCGTTCGCCGACGCCAGAGTTAAATTCTGCCATGTCGTGTTGTTGATACGCATCGCGTTCTCGGAAGCCTTCACTCGGTCTTTGCCGCGCCCATGAGTCACACCATACGCGAAGTCAGAGAAGTCTGTAGTCTTCATGTTCGTGACCTCATCAATCGTGAGCGCCAAGTTATTCATGACACCAAGACGGAGCATCTTTGCGTTCATCGTGTCTTTTTCAATTGCCATCAACTCTTTTGGTGAACCGTATACACTATTGCACATGCGCAGGATTGTTGACTTACCCGTGCCTGAGTCGGGGTGAATGACGTTAATGATCGCGCCGTCTAGACCTGTAAACTTAAACAGCAACGCACCGAACGCAGTCAAAGCACCAAACGCGTGTGGCTCAAGACCCGGCCTTGCGTACATATTAAAAGCTCGTTTCCACTCATCAAACGAACCTTTGACGTGAATCTTTTCCGCAATAAGCTTTGTGTCCGCCGACGGTGGAGAATAGAACGTACCGTCCTTGGTGATCTCTTTGTCGCCAAAAATAAATTTGCTATCGTTATCTGTCCATCCAAACTGTGTTCTCATGATGTCTGCCCTTTTCTCGTACTGTAAATTTTTGATCGCCATGACCACATAGGTAGCCAAATGTTTGTACTGACTCTTGTGTGCCACAACCCCTTGTTGCGCTAGTTGCCGTTTCAGTTCATCTTCCGAAGAAATAACAGCAGTGCTAATCGCAAATTCCTTCATACCGTCATGCGGTAAATGCAATCTAAACAACGCCACTTCCCCCGCGCCGGGATCACGCATGCGTTTGACTACATACAAATCGTGTTCATAGACCAATACCGGCTCTACTTCTTCTTCCTCTTTCGCGGGTCTTTTGTAGATGCCACCCTTCTTACCCCTCACAAATGGGAAAGGATATTCCGGTATCACCACCTTCACCGCAGAGTTGTTGTTCTCCACGACCACCACGTTGTCTTCTTCTTTAGCCTCGGCGATCTCAATGCCAAGCACCACTGGAGACTTTATCTTGCCCTTGTGGGGGCACCCTTCACAACCCTTGGGGTTCTCGCGTTCAAACACGGCACAGCTATGTGGGCCACCGTTTTTCCTGAGATTCCTGAGTTTTTGCCATACTTCGTTCTCGTTGTACTCTGTGTATTCCTTGGATATCTCATGCGCGTATCTGTCCCCATCGGAGCAAAAGGCGGCAATCGACAAGGCAGAAAACCACAGCGGTTCTGATACCTCGTTCTGGTTGTTCTTGCAGTAAAGCAGTTGTGCGCATCCCTCACCCTTTTCGGATTTTGTAAGGATGGTTTCAAATTTCTTTACTTTATTCTCAAGTAAAGCGAGCATCATTGGGCTCAACGATGGCGGCGCAAAATCAGGTTCCTTGGGTTCTTCTGCCACGCCCAATATTTCTTTCACCCGCGCACATGTCATGCGCGTGGTGTTGGGGTTCATAACAGAAACCGTGGTGACTGGTTTGTTTGGCTTTATGTTTAAAGAATCAGGGACACGCAATATCCTCGACTCTTCAAAGACCGACGGGTCTACGATAAGGCCGCGTTCCACACACAAGTCCTTGAGGCGTTGGGCAAGTGGTTTCCACTCTTTTCTACCCAGCGTTTCTTCAAGAAGCCAGTATGCGTGTATTCCGTTTCCGGAGTTTATTAGGATTGGTACAGGTAAGCCGACTGCCTTGCAAAACTTTTGAAGCTCAAGCAATCCCGTACGCTGGTCAATATACCCCTCGATCTTTCCGTCCGAGTTAGGTACACCCTTCGTGGGGCCACAATCAATATCCAACCACAGCGCTCTAATAGCAGTTACGTTACTCTGAGTGCGATTGTTGTCTTGCCCAAATTTAGAGCAACCAAAATAAACATTGGTTTCCTTGTCCCTAAACTCTTGGATGATTGTTTCTGCTTGTTCCCTTGTGTCTGCAAACCGTTGGTCTACGTAGCTACCAATTCCTACCACACAGTATCTACCGGTTGAGGGTAGCACTGCGTCCAGCAGGTCAAATGATGACATTGTTATTTCTGTTCTTTGTAGCGGGCCATGAACAATTTGATTTGCTCTGAGTTATTGCGGGACGGGGTGCTCTCACCCCAAAACCAGTTGTAAACCGTCATGCGGCTCACTCCCAATTCCTCCGCTACGCGAGTAGCAGGAATCCCTAACTCAATGCACATACGACCAAAAGCTACGCCCAAAGATTCGGAATCAGCAGTTTTGTTTGCTTCAACCAAATTGTGGCTGTAACCATAGGTCATATTAATCTCCGGTTGTCCATGCGTTCAGCACAGAATCCAAATCCTCTTTTGCAACAGGCTCGGCAACCTTTTTAGACTCACGCTTCTTTGGTTCTGCGTCGGCGACCTCTTCAACCGCGACTTTAGGCGCTTCCAGCTTCGGGGCTTTACCGCTCACATCTGCTTGGTAAGGCGTCATAACCACCATTTTCTGGGTGTTTGCGTCCGCGCTTGCCTTAGATGTAACGTCGTATTCCATCTTGTTGATGTGGCGCAGGGGTGTAAACAACAAAGATTGGTTGTCGTTGTCCTCGTTGAAACTGAGTTGGGTAACTGTGTAGTCCAAGCTCTTGCCGTTGTTGGCCAAGTACTTAGAGTAGTTTTCAAACATGTGGACGTTCTCTGCGGGGCTCACGCCAAACAAAGACTTAGAAGACAAGTTGATCTGGTACACGGAACCTTCCAGCGCGGTGTCAAAATCTTGTTCCAAAACAACAGCCAGTCGGCGAGAGTACCGGCAAGCTTTAGAGTTGTTCATGCCCGAACCCTTGATGTTTTGTTTGCAGTCGTCGCAACGGCTGGACTGAGGGTTGGATGCGCCTTCGTCGGGGGTTTGACCGTTGTTAGAAAAACAGTCGGGCGCGGTTGGCTCTGCGTCAGGACTCCACTGCTTGGCGTAAAAAATACGACCCACTTTAGGGGACGCACCAACAACCACAACGTTCAAGTCGCCCTTGAGTTTGCCCATTTCTTCGCCGTTAACCACCTTACGGAAGATACCGTTCTTGGGGACAATGCGTTTAACGGATACACCGCCACCGCCAGCGAGTTGCTTTGTAAGGGCACTAACCCCTGCGTTACGCAGGAAGTCGGGTAACTCCTCGTTAAAAACTTTAATGTTGCTCATGCTTTCTCTCCAGTGATAAATTCGTAAATACTTCCAGCCGCTTCCAAAAGATTGTGGTCTTCTGTGGGGAAAATTTCAAAGTAACGCAACGCGTAACGCACTGCCAGACTCTTGTTGCAAACTCTTTCAATGTCGTAGTTTGTCTCTTGGGGGCTCATCTCGATTTCATTCATGTTCATGTTTCCTTGGAACGTCTAACTAACACGGTGTACTCGCTCTCCACGTTCAAACCCTTGGGGAGCAAATCGGGATTCTCTGCAAGAAAGTCTTTCATGTTTGTTTGATGAAGTCGTTTCTCTAGTAGGCCAAATGCACCGGTCTCCTCTATGAAGTCGTACATTGAATCCCAATCATTCGTCCAGTACCGTGACTTAACTGAACGCATGATCGTGCCATACTTTGTTTTAATGCTGTCGGCATTAATTTTTTTACACAGGTTGAGCATCTCGTCGGATATCAACTGCATTTGTGATTCGAGGTCGCTGTCTTGTTCCTCAAATAGCTTCTTGTTTTCTGCGCGTCTATCCCTGATGCGGATGTACGCTCTAACCATGTTGTCCATCTTTTGGAGGGACTTATCCTCTTGCTTCTCATCGCTCATATAAACTCCAATTGTTTGCGGGAAAGTTAGTTTACCACAGTGTTGTACATTGTCAAGCTACTTCAGAAGAAATTTCTTGTCGGTACAGATCAATTATTTTCATGTGGTTTTCTATGTTGTTGCGCAACATGCCGTATATCTTTTTCTCGATGGGGCTACCCTTGATATGCACCACAGTCATGTTGTTTACTTGCCCCGGCCTGTCTATGCGGGCGTTGGCTTGCAGGTAGGTTTCTACGCTGGTGCATGGAGCATACCAAATCACTGTGTTCGCCGCCGTCAGGGTTAACCCGTGGGATGCGGCTTGTGGTTGGATGATAAGCACCTTGGGGTTGGCGTTCTCTTGAAACTGCTTCACGATGGCTGTGCGCCTGTTCACGTTCACCGACCCGTTTATCACGTCGCAGCTTATACCGTTCTTGGTTAAATGTTTCTCAAGCAATTCAATGGTGTGCGTGAACGGAACGAAGACTAAAACTTTATGGCTAGACTCCTCAATCACTTCTTGCACCACACGTAGCCGCTCGGATACATCAAACTCGATGACCTCTTTGCTGTCGGAATACACCGCGCCACCCGCAATCTGCAACAGCTTATTGATCTGAACCGCCGCATTGACCGCCGAAATTTCTTCCCCGTCGGCTTCAAACAACATCTGCTTCTTCAATATGTTGTAGTACTTCATCTGCTGTGGTGTCAATGGCGCATCTCTGTCTACATGAGTAACCGGAGGCAAATCCAAACACTGGGCCTTTTCAAACCTGATGGCTGGTTGCAGTATGTTATGCACGTATTCTTTCGAATCTGGTTTTGGCACCCATCTAAACTGCCCCACCTTTATCATCACCTTGTCTCTGAATTGACCATAGATTGGTGACACCGCAGTGGGGTTTACTAACTTTGCTAATCCGTAGGCATCCATAGGGGACTGCGCCGCTGGAGTACCCGTCAACATCCACAAACCTTTAATCGTCTTCATCAAATCCCTCATATCTTTCCAACGTTCTGTCTGCGCGTTCTTATATGCTGATGCTTCGTCTATCACAACCAAATCAAATCCAGCCGCTTCAATTTCTTTTTTCACTATGCCGACGCCGTCGTAGTTGATGATTACATACTCGGCATCTCCCGCTAATACTTCTCTTCTTTTTTCTGCGCTACCATGTGCCACCGCTACAGTGCGGTGCATAGCAAACTTAAACAAATCATTCTGCCAAGCTGACTTCATGATTGAAAGCGGGCATATCACTAACACTCTCCTCAATACCCCTACCTTCATCAAATAGTCCGTCGCCCAAATCACTGATGCTGTTTTTCCTGTGCCCTGCTCGTTGAAACAAAAAGCTTTCCGGTTGGATACCAAGAATTTCGCTGTCTCTTTCTGGTGCGCAAAGGGGGATAGGTTGTGTGGCCTTGGCCAGTCGTACTCTGATAAGTTCATTTTTTCTTTGGCTTGTTAACTTTGACCGTGTGGTCGGAGTTCCGGCTGAACGATCTGTTCTCGCTTGGGGCTTTGAGTTTAAGATTGCTCTTAGCATTTGTACCCCCTTTGGATAGGGGTACCACGTGGTCGATGTCTTTTCCAGCACGGTCAACGCCGTTTTTGTCCATCTCGTATCTTGCACTTTGTCTCTTCTTTCTAGTCTCAGTCTCGCCTCTGTCGAGCTGTTGTTGGTATTCCTTTTTATAAGGCCGAGCTTTGTTCACGTATGGCATGATTAAATCCTTAGTTTCTGTTGTACTCGCAGTCTTTGACCGAGCAAAATTTACACAAGGGCCCGCTGTTGGGGTTCCAAACGTCATTTTCGAACGCTTTTTGTAAACGTTCAACCCCCTGAGCAGGCGCTTTTATGTACTCTTCTTTCTTATCCGCATAGTGTTCGGCAGAAACAAGGTCACCACTCACCGTAAACAATAGGGCAGATTTTATCTTTTTTATGTTGGGGTACTTGGCAAACACGCCAAGCGCAATAAGGTCAAGTTGCATAGTGTCGGCGTACCTCGCACTTTTGCTGGTCTTGTAATCAACTGAATGGGCAAGTTGCTTCTCCTCGTCTATTACAACCAAGTCGGCGATCCCATGCCACCACACATTCGGCGCGTCGTATTCGCAGGCTTCTAAGTTTTTCGTTATACCTAGCTTAACCTCACAAAACTTATTCCCCGGAATGTTATTCAACCGGTCTAACAGCGGCTTCATATACATGAATTGCGCGGGTATTTCTTTGCCGTCGCGTATGTATTCCTCAGCAACAGTATGCGCGGACTTACCGTACAGGGTTGCCTTGGTGTCGGGTTCCACAATATCCCTAATCACTTTTGTACGGTAGTATTTCCTAGCACATTGCTGAAACGTTTTTAAACCGCTGAAAGACCATACGATATTCATATCAAACCTTTTTCTTGTTTTCTGCTCTGCTCGGCACAACAATTTCTTTTGTGGTGAATCTATGCCCGTTGGCACATTCGCGCCGTCTTCGGTATCCGTCGGGTGTATCCCTTGTTTCTCGGATTTCCGACCAAGCTTTACACTGAGGGCACTTCATTTTTTGTTTCGTGAAATGTTGCGTTCTTTTCCAAGTACTCTTCCAATAACTTCAAAAATCCAACTTCAACGCAAGCTTTTACTTCGGCCTGAGTAAAGTCACAAGTGATGGTCATCGTGCCATCTTCGTTCTCAACAATCGACATTACTTGCATGCTTCTCTCCTTCTTCCTTAGTTAAAAAAATAAAGTGACACTTGGTGCATTTCCAAATCAAGCCCTCGACTACGACTACCTTGCCGCGCCCACGTATCTTGCTCCAGAATGTTCTGATCTGTTCAAGCATTATTCTTTTCCTTGAGTTTGGCTTCGATGGCTTTGTACAAAGTTGGTGGAAACATCATTGTTGTACCGCCACTCTCCCAATGTTCATTAACTTTTTTTTCTGTCTCCGCATAAACCTCTGTGGCTTCCTCATCCGTCAGCCCTACCCACTCACGTTTAGGGCGGTCAGACAAATACCCTTGGGTGTCGTCGTCAATATCTTTCCTCATTGCCGCCCTCACAGCTTCTTTGCGTTGTTGTGCCTGTCGCTCAATCTCGTTGAACGCTTCGTCTTCTGGGTCAAAAATCATCTCTACCTCCGCTTTGCATCCTCTCAATCACATACATGAACACTGCGATGCATACACCGCCAAGGCCAAGGCCGAGAAACAGCGTAGCGACTAAAGCAAATACATCTAAAACCATTATTTATCCTCCGGCGGTAATCTAAATTCCCAATACATTTTCCTGTTTACCCAACGTTCCCATGAAAAATACACATCACGTGATTTTTTGTCTATATATTTCCACAAGACTCGCATCAGCACGCCCCATAATTTTCGCCACATCCGGCCTCGCAATTCAAAGGTAACTCAGGTGCCCACGCGGGGCGTATACGCATACACAACTCAACGTATTCCTTAGCTCTGTCGGCTTCGGCTTTGGGTGCAATACAGGCAACGGCATCATGCACAGTCATGACCACGCGATACTTTTTGGCCACCAACAACATCTGCTCACCTATCACAATACGCGCAAGCGCTTGGCATACGTTCTCCACCACCTTGCCGCCGTAGATTCGATTGGGGATGATGGCTTTACCCTTCTTGGTGTCGTACACGTACTCAACCTTACCGCTCTCTTTGTCTTGATGCTTACGCAGGTTGGGGTACTTCAAACGCAATCCGTTGGGTAACAGGATGCCGTCCGACCCATCTACTTTAAGTATGTCACCGCGCCCAAACGCCGTCGTTTGCTCGCCAATAATCGCAGGGAGGACATTCGACGCAGACTTCCATAATGCAGTAATTTTCGGGTATGTACTGCGATACGTATCGACAATTCGTTGTGCTTCTTCAAGCGGCACTTCAACACCAAAAGCTTTAAGTTGCATCTTAAACTTCGCCGCGCCCATGCCGTAGCCCGCGCCAAGAATCGTCGTTTTACCGACAAACCTCTCGTCTTTGGTAATCTCTTCAACAGCCTTGCCATAGATAGCAGATGCCATGATCTTGTATACATCTTCGCCCTTTTCAAATGCGTCAACCAAATCGTCTTGACCTGCTAGCCATGCCAACGTACGCGCTTCAATCTGCGATGAGTCCGAGTCAATCATCAAATACCCATCAGGCGCTTCGATAGCGTTCTTGAGCAATGACCCGCGCTTTAAGTTCTGCAGATTTATCTTGTCGTCCCCGCCCCATCGTCCAGTGTGTGCGGCATAGTAGCGTAAGGGTACAGGTAATAGCCCTCGTTTAGCAATCTCAACAAAACGTTCTGTTCGTGTTTCTTCAATCGTAGACTTCGTACCCAAACGTGCTTCAACCAATGCGCGTACTTCCGGAATGTCATGATTGAGAAGTTCTTTGAACGCTTCGTCTGTCTTAGCAAAGGCGTAGGTCTGTTTCCCTGTAGTTGGGCTTTTCTTCATGGGTGGCTCTACATCCCACGCTCGGAGTAGTTCAGCAAACTTTGCGTTGCTCATCAATTCTTTTTTATCAAAGTTGGCAAGAAGCTCGACCTTGCGGCTCCGCTCTCCCACTAAAAGCATATCCAAAAACGTCTTGTCCAACACCAACACCGGCTCGGTGAACATGCGGATAGTCAAGTCGATAAGTTTCAACTCAGTCGGCGGGAAGCCGTTGACCATGCGTTTAAAGAGTTTGTACGTTAGAGCAACGTCGTTCTTACAGTACTCGCCGTACCTATCCAAATGCTCTTCGTTGAAATCCAGTCGGCGTAATGCAAGTGCATTAACAACCTCGGTACCTTTCTCGCCCAACTCATAATGCTTCGCTAGCACCGCCAAGCTACCACCGACCTCAGTCCCATGCAGGGCTCTGCCCATACTCAGCGTATCAAACCAGACCTTGGGTTTAATCCCGTAAATCCAATTAAGTATCGCACCATCAAAAATTGAATTGTGGGCTAAGACCGCGTGGTTAGGTATGTCAAAAGAGTCGAGGAACTGGTGAACATTCTCGCGGTCACCGCTGAACCACACGGGCTCGCCGTCGTCAACCTGTACAGATACGCCGATAACCTCAAACTGTGGGTCGCGTATGTATTCTTCGGTTGTCTGTTTACTAAACCCAATCTCTTTTGAGTAAAAGGTTTCAAAGTCGATTGTTAGGATTTTCATTTTCTGTATCCTTCAACCCACTCTTTAAATTCGTCCAAGTTTTCTTCGTTGACTACCCACGCATAGCCACCTGATTCTTTGATGTCTCGTAGGTTTTTTTCTTGTAACGCAGTCGGCTTACCTTTGCCAGCCTTGGCTTCAACCGCCACAAACTGACCTTGCAAGCAACATATAAAATCGGGGACTCCTGAATTGCCGTACCCTGTACCCATCGGCATAACGAAATATATGTTTCGGTCTTTCAGGATTGTTTTAATCTTGGCCTTGACCTTGGCCTCGGGTGTTGACATCTAATGCTCCAATTTATTTATGAGTGGACATTGTATCAACTCAATTTGGCTCTGTCAACAACAGACGAAAAAAAACCGCCCGAAGGCGGCTAGGTGTTTACCCGAATCATGTTAGCTCTACGTCAGCACGTGTTTCAATCCATACCCTTGCGCCGCATGACAGCGGCTTGTCGGGCGAATACACAACCTTGCTCTCGCCTTTAATGTTCACAGTATGTGCGTAGTGGTTGCTCTCGTATGTCTTAACTGTTAGCACAGGATTGTTCGTGCCATTCTTTGCGTTGGCTTTGACTACGTGTTGGTTTACGTGGATGATTGTTTTCATGCGTTCTTTTTCTTCCATCGTCTACACAAGTCTTTTGCCGACTTACTCTTTGGTTTCCTATCACACATTTCGCTGATGGATTTCTCCTTTGCTTTTACTTGTAACTGCGTAGGCGTAAGAGGTTGTGGTGTGTCAGGGAACAAGCCATTGAACCCCACTGTGCCTAGCACAGCACTGAGAATTAGTTTGTCAATCATGCTTCCCTCGCTTTCATCATTGCGTCTGCTATTTCGTAAGCCATCTTTGCAAGCTGTTCGTAGGATGAACCCAAACCCACGCTTGTTCTTAGCATAGCCCGTGCCGCAAAATAGTCCCGCAAGGTCATGCCATCTCGGTATCGGTCAGGAAATGCCGCTTGGACTTCATCTTCAAATTTATCACTCATCACTCTGCCTCCTTAATACAAAAGGTTTTCTCCCGCTCGTCGATCTCAATGTACGCCTCCTTCCTACCTACTGCTACCAACGCGCACTTAAACCAATCTGCTTGATCGCTTGCTTTCTTCCACAGATACAGCATGACCCCGAACGCAAACATCAATACAATTTCCAGCTCACTCATAGCTTGCTCCTGTTTGTTTATTCACATACTCAATCAAAACCTTACGCATCTCTGACTGCTTGGTGTAGGGGTACTTGTCGGCGAAATACTCCATCACTTCCGTCGGCAGGCGCAGGCTCGTGCATACAAGCGGGGGTTTCTTCGCCGCCCCCCTCGTAGTTTTCTTTTTCTCTGGTTTGAGATACTCAATTCCCGTCGTCATCATTCGCTCCATCTAACACGATATATGATTCCACTGACACTCTGGCCCCCACAGTGGATACAAACTGTTGGTCTTGCACAAGCTTGAGCATACCGATCTTCGCTTTCATATCGTCACTCAAATCATTCGCTGATACAAGGCCGACATGCTCTCCACGCTTGATGATGAAGTTGTTGCCTTCCACGATGACCAACGATGCTTTGTCTTTTTCATACGCCTTGCTGATATCGTCCACAGTAAGCATTTCGGAAAAGGCAGCTTCCTTCTTGTCTATGGTTTCTAGGATACGCCTATCCTTTTCGTTTACATACTGCAAGAACGCGCTGTACCCATCACCCAACGCCCACCTCTTGGCATGTCCAGCGATCTCGCCCTCAAGGTTCTGAACACTCCGTTGCTTAGTCCATACTACATCGCGCACCATACGCTCTGCTTCCGCCGCCTGCTTCTTCGAACGTTCGGATAAGTTCATCTTGTAGAACATCTTCTTGACTGCGGTCACCGCCTTGTCGGGGTTGCTTGTAGAGTACGCGCTTCGCCTTGTTCTGGTCTCTGCTATGCGGTGATTCTCCACAGCAATTCGGTAGTCGCTTCGTGTCCATGTCTTGTACACCTTACCAAGACACTGCCCATCCTCGAACACCTCAAAGCTCGTCGCTCTGGCGGGTTCAGTCCCCTCTACGTCTGTAACTACAAACTTCCACAGTGGCTTGGCTCGTATCAATTTCTCGACTGCCTTTGACAATAGCTTGTCCACCACTGTTACCTTGTACCCACCCGCATCTGCCTTGGCTTGTATCTTGTCGCTTAACACCACGCTGTTTACGTTTGCGATATCCATACTTCCCCCTGTTACCAATTAAACTTGCCGATGATTGCATCAACCTTAGACTTCAACTCTTGTCGTGAGTCGGCATCCTCTTTGATGTTCTCCATGTTTGCGCCGAGCATGGTTAGCTCTAGCTGTTTACGTGCTTCCTCCAACTTCGGGTCGTTGGTGATATTCATCTTGGTCAGCAACCCACACAACTCCAATGGGTTAGTGATAAGAGTGTCGTGGTAACGCTTCTTGCCGTCGTCATTCTCCACATCGGTCAGCTTCTTGGACAGGCTCGTCAACATCTCATGCAACCTATCCCACGGCTCACGCATCGCCTCGGCTAACTTGTTCTTCTGTTGCTCCACAAACTCGCTGCGCATATCCTCCAAGTCCTGCGCTGGTATGTCCAAGCGGAAGTCGCCCGCGTCTGGTACAGGCTTAACCGAACGTCGGAACCCAAACTTCATCCGCACCACTTCGATCTCTGGATAGTCGTCGGCTCTGTACATACTCTGCAACGCCTGCGGTGCTTCCGCTACCAACCTCGGATACTCCACATAGAAGTTGTTACACATACTGTTGAACGTCTGCTCGAAACTATTCATCGCTTGCTTGTATTCCAAAAACAATCCAGTCGGCAACAGTCGCTCGCCCTTGTCTGCCCAAGGCAGTGTGTGTTTGTTGTGATACAGCCGAACCCTTGCGGCAAAGTCTGCAATGTCCTTACGCAATGAAGTACCCGCAAACAGATTCTTCTTGGTCTGGCTTGCGCCTCGCACCGCACCCGCATCGCTATTCACTTTGTCGGTGATTTCCCGATCCAGTTTGGCGGCAGGCCATACGCTGATATTCAACTCCACTAACAACGCTGATGAACTAATACTCATGATTTACTCCTTAATATGAACGGTCTTACCATTAGGCGCAACAACATCATTGCCGCCCACGATGCACCACAACACAGGCGCGTTCCACTCCGTACCCCAATCGCTACCGACATACCCATCGGTCAATACCACAATACATTCGGGCTTCATGTTCTTCTCCTTCATGTACTCGGATACACAGCTTGGGCTCGTACCACCACCGCCCCTTGGCTTGGTTGCATTGATGATGTCAGACACAGCCGAACCCTCGTACACCTCATGCCCTGCTACTTCGCAGTCCCAATACAGCAAGTCAACTTGTGATGGATTTACTTCCTCTGCGATTGCTTTGACCTCGGACAAGAATTCGCTCATCTCTTCGCTACCAATCGAACCCGATGTATCTATCGCTATCGTGATACTCCCAATCTTCTCGCCGACCAAGCTAGGCATATATACATCGCCCGACAGGAACCGACGATTGACTTTGCGCCACGATGACTTGTCCTTGGCATTGCACGTAGCTTTAACAAAGTCACGCAACACTTCGCGCCAATTTACTTTGGGCTCCAATAGTTCTGCCAGTTCTCTGTCAATCCCACCCGCATCTGCGCCTGCTCTCTTAGCCGCAATGATGCCTTGGCGTATCGCTTGGTCGATATCACGTTCGAGTTCTTTCTTCTCCTCTTCGGACATTTCCTTGGCATCATCCCAATCGTGGTCGTCGAACCCACCATCACCATCACCGCCATCGCCATTGCCACCCTCACCCTCGTCACCCTCGTTGCCTTCCTCTTGCTCTTCTCTGAGAATGTCGAACACTTGCTTGGCGTTCATGTTGGCGAACCTAACATCAACCAACCCCATCGGCTTACCACGCATGAGTCCATCCTTGTACTTGGGCATGGATATCAGCTTCTCGCTTGGGTCTAGGTTACACAGTTGCAAGTTAATAACGTAGTCACAAGCTTGGTTTGCCAGCTTATGGTCAATGTCATGTAGCTTCTTCCATGTAATCAAGTGGCGATACATCTTGTGATAGTTCTCATGCGCTACCACAAACATCAACTCAGCATCGGACAAGTCTTTCACAAACTTGCGCCC